GTTTCCCAGTCACGATCCGCACCAAATAATCTATCCCCGAACACAACAAGCAAAGAAGATACTACACCAATAGCTAATCCAATACCTCCGGCCCCGGTCAAACTTTTGCCCAATTCTTTTAAAGCACCACCAGTTGTACCGGTTGATGCCTTTAATCTTTGAAACGATTCTAATAAAGGGTTTAAGTTATTCGCAATACCGATAAATCCATACGGCGCATCTTGTGCAACTCTTGATAAATTTACTAAAGACTGTGTTGCCTCATTTGAAGATTTAGGGAGTTTATTAAGTGCGGAAGTTGTTTTTCCGGTTGCTGCGGCAACCTGGTTTAACCCGGACACTGCGCCGCTTACATCAGCCCCTATTTGTATTTTCATCTGTTCCGCCATTCTTACGTTTTAAGTTTACAAGGCGCTCATGTTCTCTCAATATATGCTTTAAATCATCCTTACTCATTTGGCTGCCGCTATTCTTTTTCATCTCTTCTTCAGTAAGAGGCCACATTTGATATACTGCACTCATAGCTCCCTTCCCTCCCATTGTTTGATTGAATACATCTGAAATTATTGCTGCTGAATTTCTATGAATCATCTGAACAAATCTTTGTTCGTCATTCCATCCCTTTAATAGCAAAAGCAATTCTTCATAATCCAGTTCATAAAATTCAACCGGCTTATAATGCAATCTCCCAAATGCGATGGCTCTTATATCATCCCAGGTCATAGGTTGGCCACTTCCTGACCTTGCTTTTCCTTTGGCGTAATCACCTCAACATATTTAGTTATCACTTCTGCTGCTTCGCTTTCATCCATTGAACCAACAATATCTTCAATAGACTTTTTATCATACTCACATTTTACTTTTTCTACCGCACATTGGGCCTGCTTGCCGGATAAGATAAGGGAGACAATGAAATCAAACTGCTTTGCAGCATCATTTACCATTGCGCCTATCTCTAACGGGTTGCTTCCCAAATTCTCACCAAAGAATTTTAAAAACCACATCTTGCCAAACTCCAAAGTTTCATCTTTGCCGTTCAGCTTAATCGTTATTTGCTTACTCATAATTTTTTTTACGCAGTTACATCCACATCGCCATCAAATTCAAAGTCAAATGAAAATTTACTTGTTCCGCTTGCAGCGTTCTGATTACCCAACCTTGTAAACCAGCCCTGTCCCTGATGATATGGTTCTGTGCCTACGTTGGTATATTTTGCATATACCTTTGTATTTGCCGCGAATATGGCTTGTATCTCTGTGTAACTTGCTTCGGTTGCATCTGGAACAGAATCAACTACCCCGTTAAATGTTACACGAAAATTAGCCGGGCCTGGATATTTTAATATCCCGCACTTCGTTTCATCCGTAACTACATTTCGTGAACCCTCGATATTTGAATCGGATTCACAAACTACTGTTTTGTAAGTCACACCTGAATCAGTCGAATAACTGAACAGGACAAGTGAAGAATCTACTGTTGTTGGAGCTGCCATTGTTTTATATTTGAATTGTTATTAAATGATTGTATCGTGTTATTTTTCTGTAATACTTTTTTTCGCCGTCATCTTCCTGTAAGTAGGTTGTTGTTTCATCGTCAACCCGGTTAATTACCATATCACTTTGCGCTGATAGATTATGTCCGCTGTATGGATTGTTTATTAATAAAACACCTATTTCATTATCTATGTCATCAACTGTATTTGTATTTATTAATTCGTTTGTATCAAATACAGTAACGACTTCAGCAATCAATACAGCTTCTTTAATCCATGTTTTTTTATTCCTTTCAACTTCTGTTTCACCCTCTGCACGTAATAAAACGTAATTACCGCCCTGTGAACCCGGAACAGATTCAATGTACACCGGAACTGAAATAGAACCATTCAGCAAATCCCACCAACTATCAACCAGCTTTGACATTACGTTTCTCATATACTTTTCAAAACTCTTTCTATCCGATTAATAAATTTTTGCCTCACACTTGAAATCTGCTTAAAGAAAAACGGATGCGGCTTAACTCCTTTTCTTAAAATACTAAACGCAATCGCAGAAGCAAGTGTTAATAAATTTTCCTTTGCCGCCTTACCTCCTACTCTTTTGCCAGTGTAACTATTCGTTACATGATGCAATCCTTTTTTCTTCACCCAATCTAAAATGCTATTCAGAAAATCATAGTAATCACCTGAACCTTTACCCTTAAATTGCGCTGCATATTCTTCTGTACCCGGATATGGTTGATAATTTCCTTTTGTACCAAATTCCATATAAGGTGAATGTTTTGCTGCACTTACAACCTCGAATGTCAATGAATCTATCTTTGTATAACTTATCCCACCAATCAACTGCCCTTCATTTTTCGGTGCATCTCTTTTCGCCTGCCTTACAAATAACTTAGCTGCATCTTCACACTCTGCACCTACTTCATTCGTAATCTTAGCCGGTGCAGCTTTTAGCTTGTCCGCAAACTCTTTGAACCCTATCAAATTTACTTTTACCATGTCCTTGAATCCCCTCCGCTTATTTCTGTTGCATTGATTAAATAATTAAACCGCATTTCATTCAATACATCAATTCCTGTTATCGTATATCTTTTCCCTGCATAAACTACTTTCCAGTCAGTTGTTAAATTCAACCCGTTATTAAACCACATCTTAAAAGTTACCTGACCGGTTAATTGTGTTTGATTTCCAGGATTTCTACTTGCGCCAACTTTACTCACTTCGGCCCAAACATTATACTTGGTTATCGTTCCCGCAATCCACCTTCCAGTGGCATCCTGAGAATTTAATCGCCTCTCCAATCTTATAGGTTTCATTAATCCAACCATACAAGTCTCGAATGTTTATAAGCCAACTGTGAAATAAATTTTTGCGCCGTTGCGTCGTCACCTCTGTTTACATATAAATAAGCGGCAGCCCTTAATATATCCAACTTCAAACTACCTGGCAATGTTTCAATCCCAGTTGAACCGTAACCACAAGTGTATGTCACTTTCAATCTGTCTGCAACCGGTGAAATTAATTGCACCCATTGAAGCCCTACTGTTTCAATATCAGCCGTCAAATCATTATCATCTTCATCCAATACTTCATCAACTGTCTTTACCGGGCCATAAGGCAATTCAATATTGCCTGCAGAATTATTCAGCACGCAAACCTTTTCCCTTGTTGGCGTCAATGTCAATCCGCAAACTTTTTCAAATTGCTCACGGGCTGATTTTATAATCAGGTTAATTAAAGTATCATCGTCAGAAAACGCAACCTCACTACCACCAGCATCGGTGAACCCTTCCAAACGGATATAGTCTTTTAATTCAGCTGCCGTTACCGGTTCGGTGATTGCCGCAACCGTTGTATCTTGTATTGAATAGATAAAGTTATTTGGCATTTTTACGTTTGCGTTTTACTTTCTCAGTTGATATTTTTATTTCGTTTTTTTCTGGTTCAATAACCTTTTCAACTTTTTCAACTTCTGAATCTTCGACTAACCTTGATATTTTTACCATAACATCTTCAGGCAAGTCAACTACCTGACCTTTATCGAATTTTTTATTCCCATAAGAAAACCTGATTTTCGCTATTTTCATTTTAATAATTTTATGAAGCATGGCCGGGGATCGAACCCGGCCTGCAACCATTATGCTTACGCTGTCTCAAGTGCTGCACGGGCATCACTGAAATCGCCATAGTACAGATAATCTGCACGACCGGCCACAATAGTTAATCTTTCTTCAATAACCACTGTTACCATGTTATTAATCGCATCATCTTCGTTCTGGTCATAGAAACGAACACTCACACCTTCACGCTGTCCGATTGTTACCTTACTGAAATCACCCATCAGGAATTTATCCGATGTGATTGCAGTATGCGGAACTAACGGAATTCCGAAGATGTTCGGAATTGCAATATTAGGCGCACCGAAAACGTATGCCCCATTAGTTGCTGATTCTTTTGTAAGAATCATCTTTGCGTAATCTTGCGGGTTACATAACGCATAGTTAGGACTAACCTTTGCTATCCTTGCTTGTGTCCATGCTGCAACAAGTACGTCATAGTTGTTGGCAAGGTCAACACCCAGAGCCAATGAAGCCGGTGCCGCAAATGCTGTACTGTTTGTTGTAGTTGTTAATCCTGCAAACAAACCAGCGCCGGCAACCTGGTTAAGCAACAAATCATCTTCTTTTGCAAGCAATTCCTCAACTCCGATTGTGCTGATTTCTGATTGCAACCATCCGTTGTCTGCCAGCATTTCTTCAGGAATTTTGAAGTAATGGGCAATCTTTGTAACCGGCTGAATCAACTTCACATAATCACGGTCAGATTGTGGTTTTGCAGCCGCCATCGCAACCGCAGTAGGGCCACCTTCACCGGCATTATCACGAATAACATAGGCTGAATCTGTTTGAATTGGCTGAACATTGACGATATTACGAATGTGGGCAATTTCGTATGGTTTACGGCCAACTCCGCCAATCATTGTATTGCCGGCAAATGTTTCAGTACCCGATGTTGTCAGGTTACCTGAACCCATGTTACCAACAGCCTTCAATTCAAGGTTTATTACATTTCTTTTCACACCGTAACTTTTCAATTCATCTTTCTTTTGCTCCAATGCCTCACCCAAAGCATCTTTGAATGAAACACCTTTCGCAGTATCTTTTTTCTTCATGCTGATTGAAAGTTCATCAATGGCCTCCTGGTTCTTTCTGTCCGCTTCATCTTTTTTTACCTGCCATTCAGTGATTGACTTCAACCCGTCCTTAAATTCGGTAAGGTCGGGAATCTTAGCTTCCAATGCTTTTATTTCAGCACCGATAGCATCCTTTACTTTTTTTTCAGTTGCTTTTTCAAGAGCATCTTTTAACTCCTGCAACTTTATTTCAAAATCTTTTGTTTCCATTTTGTTTAGTTTAATTGTTTAAGAAAATTGCTGATTGCTTCAGTTGCTTTACTATCCGGTTGAATGGCTGGTGCCGGTTCAATGAATACTTTAGCCAACTGTTTTGTGTCAAACAAATATTGCAGACGTTTTAATTCAACGATCAGCAAGCTCGTATCTTCATCAAATCTTCCCTTACGGATGGATTTTATTAATTCATCAATTTTTTCAGCTGCCGTAATATCTCTATCATCGTCAAGATTCATAAGAGACTTTACGATCTGCATGGTAGGGGTATCTGGGTTTGCTCCCCATAGAACTGCGCTGCCTTCGTACAGGCGAACTTCTTTTATAATTCTTACCCCGTCTTTTCTTCCTTCCTTATCAAGAGTTTCAAATCCAATAGAGTGCTGAGTAATATCACCAGCTTCATATAATGGCCATGCAACCTCTCTCCAGGCAAATGAATTTTTATACTCACTTAGTCCAACTAAATACTTTCCTTCTACATTAAGTTCCTTAAACTTACTTAATGCAGAAAATGATTTAGTAGTGTGGTCAAGTAAATGCCAAATCTCATTTGTGCCATTCGGCCCACGTTCTTTTATTGTTTTATTAAAAGCCCTTGCATCAAATATGTCATTGTCCTTATCAACACTGTCCATTTGTGCAATAGCCACCTTGACAGTTTTTTTCTTACTGTCAACGTCAATCGCTTTTAAGTCAAATATTTTTTTCATTTTCGTTTAGGTATTAATCTGTCATTTTCATCACGCTTTGCAAATACAGCAATCGTGCATCTGCAATTTATTATCGTCGCCGCTTTGTCTCTCCGGCTTCCGATTGCTTTCGGGTCGCCGGGATGCAATAACCTTACTCCACTTCTTGAATCAATAAAGAACTCATTCACATCAATTATCTGCCCATCCAGTGAAACATGATTGCCGTGTTCTTTTGGCTTATGTCCTCTCACTCTGAAATCCTGCGCCGTTATCCATTCTTTCACCTGCTCATATTCGTAGGTTTCACTTGCCGCCATTGCACCTACATTCGCTGCGCTGTTCACTTCAGTCCTTACTATTCTTGCCGCTTGCATCCTTGAAAATTCAGAACTTTCAATTTCATCAACTATCCTGGCAAACGGTTTTCCTTCTGTGATAGCTTGCGAAATCTTCGGTAAAAAATATTCCCGCATCGTCTCCATTGTTCCGAAGGTTATATTCTCAACTAAGTGCATTCTGAAATAGTTGATAATGTAATTCACCCATTCTGCATTAAACCCAGATCCTTTTACTTCCATCAGTTCAAATCCTTTCTGTTCATTCAACTTTAAACCCTTCGTAATTCTGTTGGCATGAAACACACCTACTTTTTTATAGAGTGATTCAATTTCTTTTGTCAAATAAGGATTGGTTAACTCAAACCACGAATGAACACTTTTACCGCTTTCAATATGTTCAATCAAAGAACTTATTTCTTTATCAATAGCCTTTTTTACTCCCGGAAATAGTTTTGTTTCAAACTTCCGGTTTAATAGCGATACCCGTCTCGAATATGTTTTCCTTTGTTGCTTGTTCATGTAATCTATCTCTATACAACATTCTCAAATAACTCATTCGTTCCCTCAATGTCTTGCACTTCATTTCTTTTTCAGTAACCGGGTATCGTTCTTTTACTTTTTCATTTATCCAGTTCTTTATCAATTTCGCTTTCTCCATCTTCAGGTAAATAATTTCCTGTCATAAAATACTGTTCGTGCATTTGATTTTCAGTTCTTTTCAATCCGGCTTTTTCTCTTAACTCGTTTCCGTTTATTGCCCCTCTGTCAAACAGAGGAGTCATGGCTGTTACTATTTCGCCCACACCATCATTCAACTCCGTATAAACAGAAACATCATAATCAACGATAATCTTTTCATTCTTATAGCCCCAATCTTTTTTTAACTTCATATTGAAATAATCCCTGAAAGAACTCAATAGCGGGAAGCATGACCTTGTAGTTAAACTTTTTTCAGCTTCTTTTACGTTGTTATATGTTTTATTCGTAAGGCCCAAAAGTTCAGGCGGAACCCCAAAAACATTACATATCATTACTGCATCCCACTTTTCACTTTCAATAATATTCATATCAACCGGGCTTAATCCAATAGGGATATAACCCATGCGATACGCTGCACCGGCTACTTTCCCGTAATTACTTGCCCCTGCATATTCATTGCCCGTCAACTTCTGTTTTATCTTTGAACTTTGTTCGAGTAATTGCTGTACATTACTTTCACTTACCAGCTCAGGATCTATGTCCGGGAATACCATTCCCTTCATCCCCTGGTTGTCAAAAGCAGCAGTCGCAGCCGTCATTGCGCTGTTATTTCGAGTATAACGCTTCAATGCCGCTTTTAGGGGACTCATGCCGTACAACTGCTGCCCGTTATTTTTATATGACGGATTGAAATATTTTTCGTGCAAAATTTCTTCCGTTGTATATTCTTTGTTATATGAAAAAAGTTTATACCCTAAAGCCTTGGCCGGGAAAGTATTTGAAGCAATGATTGAAACTAACTGCGAAGGGATATTGTACAAGTAGAACGGCTTACCTTCATTGGCACCCATCTCTACCTTTTCTGCAGCTACAAACCTATCCCCGGTTATCATCTTGTAAATGGAGCCAGAAGTAACAAAATCAGAAAAAGTTTCATCTTCATTTGCCCATTCAAGTATTTTGGCTAAACGCTGATCCCCTTCAGTTAATTGCATGGCCTTTTTCTTCAACTTGTCAGCTTCAATAAAATCCGAATAGCTCAAATCTTTTCTTCTTAACAAGGAATGATACTGTTTCAAAGAACTTTCATCAACTATTTCGTATTGGCCCCAATTTGCCAACCTGACTTTATCCGCTATCAAACTCACGATAGAGTAGATAACATCATTAACCAGGTAGCCATCATTCAGATAGGCTTCTTTATTGTCGGCCGGTGAAATTATCTGCCCGTTAATAATCTGAATCGGAGCTGGATAAAATCGTAAAGCCTTTTTCTGAAATATATTTAGAATTCTGTCTTTTAGTTTCATTTTCTTAAATTACACCTGTCACGAATTGAGGTGATAAATCCTGAAGTTCTCTCATCATTATTGCATCAGCATAGTCAGGAGAACGTCCAATTATCTCTTTCACTTTATCCTTAGGCACAACTTGTTTCTTTCCGTCCTTATCCATGTTATGCTGTTTCACCTGTTCAAGTTCCTGGATTATATCAGCTTTCATCTTTACATCACTCACATCAATAAACACCTCACCCCTGTTTATCCGTTCAGCTAATCTGTAGTAACATTGACTTTTCAGATTAGAATAATTTTCAACTTCCCTCGTCTTTGGGTTCGGCAGTGGTCTGCTGTTATTCACAAAACCCTTGCATCGTATGGTATCAACCAGACCCCCACCCACTCCATCTTCATCAGCTATTATCCTGTTCATACTCACACCATATCTCCCGGCATATTCTTTCGCTTTGGATGAAACCTGGTCAATACCTAATCCTTTAAAAGATTCCAGTTTCACATGAAAATTAGTAAACCAAATCCCGAAAACCGTTTTATCCCCCCCAAACCGTGCTACGTCTATTGTTATCGCATCTGCCCTGCTTTTATCCGCCGCTAAATCAACATTGCTAAAACACTTTAGTATAGCATCGTAATTAATCAAAGCTGCCGGGTCATCGTCATATTCAAAATTCCCGTTCAGCAATCTTTCCACCGTAACCTTATCCGACTTCCTGAGATTATCAATATACGTATCAGGCACAAACGGATTATCGGTTGCTAAAGACTTTACAAACTTCCTGCTTACATCAAGTTCACCTAACCTTTCCGGCTTGACGAAGTACTCGTAAATCCAGTTCTTTGAAGGATTACAGGTATAGAGACTTTTGGCTATTGTTTTCCAGCCGGGGCCAGATAACTTACTGAACCTGCCCCTCAGCACATTGATTGCCTTGTCGTGTATCTGTTGGCATTCATCAAGAAAACACCCAGTCAGGTCATAGGAACCAAGCCTATCAAACTCCGGGTCAGATGGAAGGAATTTAATCTCACGAAAAAATATCAAAGAGCCGTTATTAAAACTCACTATCAAACTCTGCGCATTGAACGAAAGCATATCAGATATTCCAAAATCCCTGCAGACCGTGAAAAACGTTATCAGGGTCGTGTCTTTCAGTTTGGTCATTTCTTCCCTTGCAATCATCCAAGCTGATTCTGGTTTACTAATACACTCTATAACCACCCATGCGCAGCCCAGATAACTTTTTCCCCCCCTGGCCCCGCCGCCGTAAAGAACTTCGTTTGTAGTCCCGTCCCTCAAATATCTCAGCGCCTGCCTTTGCTTTTCAAAGGTTTTAAAGTTCAGTTCCATCAATATCTGTTATGCGAATCTTTGTGATGTTGGTATTCTCAGACGTCATCTTCACAGTCTCTGTGGGCCTTCCGAACCTGTACTCCATAAAAAGTTTGATAAACCCGAAGTCACCGTTTTTTACACCTTGTCTTAATTTTTCGAGAGCAATATCGTCCATAGGTGACAGGCGCTGAATCAAAGCCTGCTCGTCAGACTTCTTTGGCCGGCCCTGACCAGGCCTTTTTCCACCAGAACGGCCCTTAACTCCTGCCATTTGTTTTTATTTATTTAAACAAATACCCCTAAAAACGCAAAAACCTGCAGGAATTTGCAGGTTTCTGAGTTTTTGTGCTACTGTCGATATCGGGGCATAATTTTTTCTGATTCTTGTGCTAAATTATAAACATTTTTATGTTTTATAAAATTAAAGTTATTAACAAATGTTAATAACTACTTGTTCATAATAATCTTTATCATAATAAGTGCTCTGGACAAGAGTTTGCTCTCTCTTTCTGGTAGGTTTTGTCTTTTAA